ACAATCAGGAACAGTTACTAATGCCACATCAGGAGGTACTACAAGAGTTAAACACAATGTTGCAGGCGAAACAGATCAATGGAGTTACTTAGTATATGGTGGCAATGCCGCGGCTGGCACAGGAGGAACAGCGGGTGCTGGCGGTAATATGCCAACTACAAGCCTATGGGCTACCAGTCGATCAAATACCGTAACTGCTCCGATTCCAGACGTATCAAATGGCGTAAATAGATCATCTGACACTATACCAGGAGGTGGAGGCGGCTGTTGGTATGGCGGCAACGGGGGTCAAGGCAAAGGAGATTTTTACAGAAGTAGCGGTGGCTACAATTATTACAAAGCCTCACCAGGCGGAGACGGTGGCGGACAATCACTTTCATCTGGTACTACTAACGGCAGTAACGGATCAAATGCACCTGCTTTATATTCATCAGGCAGTTATAATTACACAGGTGCCGGCGACGGCGGAGTAGGTGGTGATGTTAACCAAACTGGTTATGGTGGAGGCGGCGGAGGTGGTGCCGGTGGCATCATTAGAAATCAAACTATTATTAGTTATGGAACGTTTACTTACCGCTGGTTTTTAGGACATGCAGGGCAAAACGGCAGTTCTGGAGCAGTGCGTTTTACATGGGGATCATAATAGTAATAAATACTGTATAAGGATAATAATATGACAATACAAAACATAAACATTGGTAATATTGCTAACGACGGTACTGGTGATGATTTAAGAGAAGCATTTCGTAAGGTTAACGAAAACTTTGATGAACTAGATTTACGCCAACCAGAATCAACTACAGGTTCTGCTATTGGAACTGGTGTTGAAGTATTTGCAGGCAAAGTTGGAGACTCTTTAACATTTAAAAATCTTACAGCAGGGCCTAAAATGTCAATACAAGCGGTAGCAGGTAATGATATTCAAATTTCAACAAATTTAGCAGGTATGCTTGTAGTTACTGATAATGGTAGTTTAAATGTTGATGACGGAGAAACTATAAGAATTATTGGTGGGGCAGGAATTGCAACTAGCATGTCTGGTAACAATTTAATAATTACTGACACATCAAGTCAAGGTAGCGAAGTATTTACAACACAACTAGAATTTGGTGAGATAATTCCTAACATTACTAGTCACGCACAATATATGCAACTAACTGTCGATGTTGATTATGGCACCATAACCACTCCGGTACTATACGGAAGTGATATGGGGACTATATTATAAAATGTCGCATTGGACACAGTCAACAGGAACTACATTACTAACAACTAATGAAGAAGAAACAGTTTCATTAGGTTTACCTCTTGCTGTGGGTATAAGTCCAACAATAGAAATAATTGCAGGAGCATTACCTCCTGGACTAAGAATTTATCAAAATAATATAATAGGTACACCGTTACAAGTTGAACGTACAACTACGTTTACTTTTGTGCTAAGAGCAACTGTCGGCACTGACGTAGATGATAGAACATATAGAATTGTAATACAAGGTCCTGATGATCCTATATGGAAAACAAAAGAAGGTAGATTACCTATTGGTAACTCCCCTATTAACAACAGATATTTTATACTAGATAATGAAATAATTGATTTTCAATTAGAAGCATCAGATGTAGATTTACCTGCTGGCAAAAGTTTAGAATTTTGGATAGACAAAGGAGATGGTGTTTTACCTCCTGGAATATCTATGTCAAAATCAGGAAAACTTACAGGAGTAGTAGAGCCTTTGCTTGCACTAGATAAACGATCAAAAGTTGGACAATATGACACCGGAAACTATGATATGTACTTGCATGATTTTAGTAACAAAAGTACATTGTTTTTTCAAGGACAATTAATTAGTAACTATGTTTTTAATCCACCAAAGAAATTAAATAGATATTACGAATTCAAAGTAAGTGTATCAGATGGTATTAGCGTTGTAAAACGTAATTTTATTATATATGTTGTAGGTGAAGATTTTTTACGTGCAGACAATATTGTTGTTCAAGTAGCAACAGGTGTATTTACAGCAGACAACACATACATACGTACCCCAGTGTGGATAACACCAAGAGAATTTGGTTATCGTAGAGCAAACAATTACATAACTTTATTCCTAGAAGTATTAAAAAATGAAAACCAAGCAGGTGCAATTAGATATAGATTATTGGATACTAATCCAGAAGATAGCACAACAAGTGAAATACCTGCAGGCATGACTATTGATCCTATTACAGGAGAAATTGCTGGCAGAGTTGCTTACCAACCTATTATTACTAAAGAATATAAATTTACAGTAAGAGCAGAATTACTATTAAGTGAAAATAACAAAATTGAAGTTGTTACTTTTAAAGACAAAACTTTTACAGTTAATTTGCTAGGTGAAATAGATAGTTCAATTGCATGGATTAGTAAATCTAAACTAGGCAGTATTCCAGCAAACCAAATTAGTGTTTTTAGAGTTCAAGGTGAAACAACAGTTCCAGATGCTCCTTTGTTTTATACACTTGCAGGAGGAAGATTACCGCCTGGATTAAGTTTAGAATATAACGGAGAAATAACAGGAACTGTAGTTCAGTTTGGTGATAGTGAACGTAATGGTTTAACATTCTTTGACAATGATAATATGACATTTGATAATGATACTACAAGTATTGATAGGACATATACATTTACTGTTGAAGCAAAAGATAGATTTAATTTTAGTGCTACTAAAAAAGAATTTACAATCGAAGTAATAGACGACGATGATACACAATATAGCAATTTATATATGAAGCCTTTCCTAAAGCAAGAGAAGCGTGAAGCATATCGTGAATTTATTAGTAACCCTGCTAATTTTCCGCCTACTGCTATATACAGACCAAATGATCCGAACTTTGGTATTCAGCGTGATATTAAAATTTTAGCATATGCAGGAATTGAAACTTCAACACTAAACCAATTTACTATTGCTAGTCAAAAATGGCACAAGAAAAGACGATTTAATGTAGGTTCTCTAAAAAGTGCAGTAGCAAAAACTCCAGGAACACAAGACGTTGTATATGAAGTTATCTATGTAGAATTAATTGATCCAGCAAAAGCAAAAGTTGGCGAAACAAAGAAAACATTTGTCCAACAAGGATCTATGCAACTGAAAGCAGATCTTGCTCAACGTAATAATCATCCTAGTGGAACTCCAACACTATTAGATAGTTCCAATGTTAATAGAAATGATGAACAATATAAATTTACTACAGACGACACACAACTTGATATAGGAGATACAGTACTAACAAACGCAACTAATGAAACTTTGACTGCAACAGAAAATACAGACACAGATCCGTTTGTGTTTGGAGAACATAATGTAGTAAAAGCAGATAGTGATGCTGTATTAGCAAGCGGTGGTCAAGGTAAAAAATATATTAGTAATATAACTAATATGCAAGATAGCATAAAAGCACTTGGTAGAACAGAATATGACTTTTTACCATTGTGGATGCGTACACCACAAGTTGCTGGTGAGCAAGAAACTGGCTTTGTATTAGCAATTCCATTATGTTATTGTAAGCCAGGCACAAGTAGTGAAATAATGGTAAATCTAAGAAATAGAACATATGATTTCAAGGATTTAGACATTGAAATAGACCGATATATAGTAGATAGCGTTGTTGGTAACTCAAATGATCAGTATATTGTATTCGGAAAATATAATTATAATGCGTAACACTGATAAATATGTGTAGGAGAATAAGATATGGCCATAACAACTGACAGTGCAAACATAGGCACAATCAATGGGGATTATCCTGTCGCAGGACAAGATAACGATTCCCAAGGTTTTAGAGATAATTTTACAAAAATTAAAACCGAACTTACAAATGCTCATGCTGACTTAACAGCGTTAGATACTAACACAGTTAAAAGCAATGATGCTATAACTAACATGCAGGGAAATACTATACAAAATGTAGTATTGCATAGATCTTCACAAAAATTTTACAGTGGAGGTGTTTTAAGTAGTGCTGGTGTTAGACCAGTCAGTTATGAAATAGCAACATATCATTCTTACACAATTAATAGTACAGGCATTACTTTGCAACTTGCTGATTGGCCATCAAGTGGTAAGTACGCAGAAGTACTATTAGAATTAAGAGGTAGAGGGCAAGCAGACACAGTTACATTCAGTACAGAAAACAGTGGCTCTATTAAAGTAGCAACTGGCTTTGCACATCCTGCTACTATCGACGATAACGTACATCCTTATATTTACAGATTCTGGACTATCGATGGTGGTCAAACAGTTTACGGAGAATATAAAGGTGAGTTCGATACCGTCCTTTAATCCATTAGTTCAAAGTTTCGATGAACTTTCTGATAAAGAAGTAGAAGAAAAAATACTTTCTTTGAATAAGAAATACTGGCAAACACAAAATCCGCAAGTTCGCGAACAAATCACAGCC